CATCAATAGCATTGACGTGGTCGTCTCCAAGGGAGATAGTGAAAATATGGTCGTCGTACTCAGACAGAGCGAGCCATCCTTTCGGGTTTGTAAGCCCAAAAACGAGACGGAAAACGACGAGCGTGTAGATGGTGTTGAGCACGGCGGTCAAGGGGTGACCGCTCGGCTCTGAACCAAGCCATTCGTAAATGACTTGTCCGTAGATGTGCTTGGAATTGACGACTTCGAGAAAAAGCGTGCGACGAAGAGTCGCATTCTCGGGTCCGTCGTCATACCAGCGGTTGATCGCTTCACAAATCTCAAGCATGATGAGACGTTGGAGCGAGGTGTCATACTTGGCAAAATCACCAGCATTAAACACCTTGTGAGATTGGAGGATCTTAACGAGTTCATCCCACTCCATCGAATGAGGGTTCACTCCGATGGCACTTCCATTTCGGACACGTCCTTGGGTCATGAAGACACAGAACATCCCGAAGTATTTGCGAAACAAGATCTGAAGGTCGAGAGGGCTGGCTGATATGAATCGAGCTTTGCCAGCCTCAACTTTCGCCTTCTTGAGGAGTTCGTCTTTGAGAAAGTTCTTATAGACGAAAAAGGGTCGCTTGCCTTGTTTGAGCATGGCAATGTCGTGGTTGACACGATCGAGGAGCTTTTGGCCACGGGGAGTAATAACGTTCTCTCCTTGGGCAGTGGTATAAAACCAGGTTGACTTGTGTGGTTTGCCAGACTCGGCTTCGTCACCTGGCATCCATCCAGCGGAGGACGATGGTTGTAGGCCGGTGTATGAAACACCGGCCGGCAATGCATCGCCCTTGACGCCGAATACTGCTTCGTGGTCGGTGAGGACGCGTCGCATAACCTTGGGTTGGTCAGCGACTGCGCGAGACATCGCACAAAAGGTGTGGTGAACGGCCTCGCGGATATGTGTGGTATCGAGATCCATCGCAGGAGCGCCGTAGCCTTCAACAGCATGAAGGAATGCATCTCGAGCACCAATTGGAGCAGGTGCTTTGAGACGTTCCTTCCACTCGTAGAGTTCGAAGGCTTTCCGGATTTCAGTGCGGGTCTCATTGAAGAGACCATTGCGTAGTCGAGCGATGGGTATGAACTGGTTGTTAGCGGGCGTGCCAACGACCTCAGAACCACCCCACTCAGCAATCATGTCAAACGAGGTGTGGAAGTCGCCGCCGGTCGCGGCGCCCCCATTAGGGATAAGTTCTTCCTGGACTTGAGGAGCCCAGAGTTTAAGTAGGTCGTTGGCCATTTCCTGTGTCACGGCGGTTGAGGAACCTTGTGTGGAATCACCGCACACGTGAATTCCGAGGATTTTCTCCTTTCCTGTCGTAACGTTGTTGAGGAGGAGAACATCTCCGCAATCACCATCGTCACAACCAAAGGAGTAATGCCAAACGCGATCTGAGCTGTATTGATCTTTACGAAGGGGTCCGTCGTAAGTACATCCACGCTTCCATTGTCGAGGAATGAAATCGTAGACTCGACGTTCGCCTTTACGCATCATAGAGATACTAGCGGAAACCTCATCTTGTTTATACACAGACGAGGTTCCTTTGACGAATTTGTCGATAATAATCGGACGATCGGTGAAATTGCGTGGGAATTCGAGAGAACAAAGATCTTGGGCCGCAAGAGCGGGGGTGGTCTTGGCTTGCATAAGCACTTTCAGAGTGATTGGTGTTGAGTTCTGAACAGAGCCAGTGACAGCCATGGAACGGAGATAGAGGACACGGTTTTCATCGTAACGTCCTTCAGCGATTCGGGCTTCCCAAGTCTTGACAAAGTGGTAGGGAAACATGCCGACTCGTCCTGCGAGAAACAGGACTGAGCCGCATGGCTTTTCGCTTTCGGGAGTCTTGAATAGGCCAAATTGAGATCGGGCCCAGAGCATTTTCATGTAATCGTTGGTCATGTCATCATCTCCAAGGGCGGCTGTGCCACCCTTAGGTTTTTCCTTCTTGCGCTTCCGCATTCGGGCGGACGATTGAGCATCGCCGCTATTGGGCTTCTTCTTCCAGAAGTAAGCGATCGTGGAAAGAATTCCCACGACCATGAGACAAGCGGCGATGATGGGGCCAATGATGCCCCACCATCCCGTAAGTTCGTACCAGAGGCTGAGGGCCAGCTTGGTCTTCTGCCAGGAGTTGATAACGAAACGCTTGAAGCGCACCCAGTTGGTAACCTTGAGAGGCTCTTCTTGGAAATTGGTGTTGACAACTGGGGCTTTCGGAGGAGGAGTGAGGAAGAGGGCACATTTGCCTTTGTAGTCAAGTTCCATAGCGCCTTTCTGGCGACGCATGAGCTCGCCAAAAACTTCCGGCTGGGAGGAATCCTTGTACATAAGGAAGAGATGGCGGTAATCGTGGGCCATGAGTCGACAGATATCAGGATCAGGTTCAGGGGCAATACCGAATGCTTTGATATAGAATGCTAGCATCTCAGCAGTACCAGAGAGCTCGTCCTTGACAAGGCGTTTAGCGAGAATTTTGAGAACTTCCTCGCGGTCTTCCGGGGTGAGTTCGGTCGCTTCCGCAGTGGTCATGAGTTCGGACATGTGGATCGAGGTGAAAGCGGTGTCAACCGCAGTAAAGTAGTCCTCTGCGGTCTCGTCCTCATAGGGAAGTCGCGTCCGTTTATGAATAGACGCACTGAGCATGAACTTCTCAATGGGAGTGCGCTCCGCCAGGCACTTGTTATAGTGTCGACGAGGGGGAGGAGGGACATCATCTTCTTCACGGACCATGTGGGCTGCACCGGCATTGGGTCGGGCTTCTTCAGCTTCCTTTGCGATAGCAATAGCAGCATCGCAACGGGCATG